GATTGCATTATTAGGAAATCCTGAAGCATATCAATTTAATGTACTATTCACCCCAGGTTTATTAAATGATACTCATACATCTCAAGTTACTACTATTATTAACAATACAATTGCTAGAGGTGATAGTTTATATGTAATGGACTTAGGAGTATATGGTAGCTCAATTGGTGAAGTTATAACACAAGCTCAAACTCGTGATACTTCATATGCTGCTACTTATTGGCCTTGGGTTCGCATAATTGACCCAGCAACTGGAAAACATGTTTGGGTACCAGCATCAACAATAGTTCCAGGTGTGTATGCATTTAACGATAGAGTATCTGCTCCTTGGTTTGCCCCAGCAGGTATTAACCGCGGTGGATTAAACACAGTTCTTCAAGCTGAATTGAAATTGACACAAGGTAATCGTGATACGTTATACAGCAATAATATTAACCCTATCGCAACATTACCTCAACAAGGTGTTGTAGTATATGGTCAGAAAACATTACAAAAAGCACAATCTGCTCTTGATCGTGTAAATGTACGTCGTTTAATGATTGAATTAAAATCATATATTCGTCAAATTGCAGATACAGTAGTGTTTGAACAAAATACAATCGCAACGAGAAATTCATTTGTTGCTCGTGTTACCCCATTCTTAGAAGGAATCCAACAAAAACAAGGTTTATACGCTTATAAAGTTGTTATGGATGATTCTAACAATGGCCCAGCAGTAATTGATCAAAATCAATTAGTAGGTCAAATTTATATCCAACCAACACGTACAGCTGAATTCATTTCGTTAGATTTCATTTTAATGCCTACAGGAGCTGAATTCCCAGGGTAAAAATTGAAAAATTAGATATTTATAATAAAATAAAAATAGAAAACAAATGGCAATTTTAAATCCAAACGAAATATTTTTCACAGCGTTTGAACCTAAACAAACCAACCGTTTTATCCTTTATATGGATGGTGTTCCATCATATTTGGTAAAAGGAGTAGGAGCAGTATCTTTAACACAAACAGCAGTTGCTCTTAACCATATCAACGTTCAACGCTATGTAAAAGGAAAAACTATTTGGAATACTATCCAATTTACCATGTATGATGCAATCACCCCAAGTGGTGCTCAAGCAGTAATGGAATGGGTACGTTTAGGCCATGAATCAGTAACAGGCCGTGATGGTTACTCAGATTTCTACAAGAAAGATATTACGTTCAACGTTATTGGACCTGTAGGTGATATCGTTTCTGAATGGATCATTAAAGGAGCTGTTATTACAGAAGCTAACTTCGGTGATTATAACTGGGATGACGACGGTACTCCAACTAACGTTACAATTACTGTACAACCTGACTACTGTATCTTGAACTACTAAGAACAAAACAGTAAAATACATGAAAGCTCCAAAGAAATTTGGGGCTTTTATTTTTTTTCAATATATTGTTTCTATGAAAAAACTAATTATATTTCTTTTATTGGCTTTTGTAGGACATAGTCAATATTGTCCATCTTTAGGACCTGATCAAATATTACCTTGTGGTGTAGGATCAACTACATTAACCGCAAATTTAAGTCAATGTGGTACAGGAACAAACCCCAATCAAACAACAAATTATAGTGTTTCTAACATACCATATATTGCCCAAACAAATACAGGCACTCAGTTATTTATGACTGATGATTCACAACAAGGCCCATTTAATATTGGATTTACATTTTGTTTCTTTGGACAAACTTATACACAATTTTATGTAGGTTCAAATGGATGGATTTCATTTTCCCCTGGACAGCCAACTACATTCACAACACAAACTATCCCTACAGGTAACTTTTTAGTACCTAAAAACTGTATTATGGGGCCTTGGCAAGATTGGCATCCTGGTATTGGAGGACAAATACGTTATCAAACAAGTGGAGTTGCACCTTGTCGTAAATTAACAGTAAGTTGGACAAATATGCCTATGTTTAGTTGTACAGGCAATCAAGGTACATTTCATATTGTAATTTATGAATCTTCTAATTATATTGAAAGCTATATTCAAAACAAACCTGCATGTTTGCAATGGCAAGGAGGAACTGCAACACAAGGAATTCATAATGTTGCTGGTACTATAGGAATTACTGTACCTGGAAGAAACTCTTCAGCTTGGACTACTGTAAACGATGCTTGGAGATGGACCCCATCAGGACCAGTAGTTACTCCTACTTTAACTTGGTATCAAGTAGGTAATCCAAATCCAATAGGAACAGGCCCTACTCTTAATGTAACACCAACCGGACCAACTCAATATACTTGTCATTTAACATATCCAACTTGTAATGCTGGTTGGTCTATTTGTAATGGAGGAACTAGTTTAGGTCCTGATACTGTATTAGTTGTACCTGGCCCTCCAATCCCATCAACAGGACCGATTAATGGTACTGATACTGTTTGCTATTTAAGTTCATATGAAATGTATGATGTACCTGCAGTAGCAGGATATAATTACTTATGGAGTAGTGTTGCTCCAATTACCTCAGGACAAGGAACTAATATTATTACAGTAGACTTTAGTTCTTTTCCTGGAGGGTACATTCCTGGAGGTATCCAAGTTACCCCAGAAGCTAATGGATGTGTTGGTACTCCTGTTGCTATAGATTTATTTATTTTGAATGTTTTACCTACAATTGATCCTATAGGACCGTTTTGTGAATACGACGAATTTGTTACTTTAAACGTAAATCCTATTGGAGGAATACTTAGTGGTGTAGGTGTTGTAGGTAATGATTTTTATCCTTCTAACGCAGTAGGAACTAACATTATTAATTATGAATATACTTTAAGTGGGTGTATATTTGATACAACAACAACAGTAATAGTTAATCCTCAACCAACCCTTGATTCAATTTCCCCATATAACCCATTTTATCAGATTTGTGAAGGCGATTCAATTGTAACTTTATTTACTGCTTTATCAAACTTACCTGGATATAATGAATGGATATTTATGAATACAATATATCAACAAGATGATATTTCTATTTCTTTTGAAACCCCAGGGATGTTCCCTTTATCAGTAATTCATTATTCAAATGGATGTGCTTCCCCCCAACAACAAACAGTAATTACAGTAGCACGTTGCCCTGAATTATTATTTTATGTCCCTAACTCCTTCACCCCAGACGGAAATGAACATAATAATACTTTTCAACCCGTATTTACAAATGGATTTGATCCATATGATTTTCATTTAGTAATATTTAATCGTTGGGGGGAATTGATATATGAATCATACAATTCTACAGAATACTGGGATGGAACATATAATAATACACCATGTCCTGTAGGATCATATACTTATAGAATTCAATTTGGTTTTAAAGAAACAGATAATGACCAAGTTATAAGTGGAAATGTTAATCTTATTAGATAGGCCAATATTTATAACCATATGAAACTAGATAGTTTACGTACATTAATTAAAGAGGAGCTTAGTAAGCGACTAAATGAGGAATACCAAGACAAGTTTAAAATGGTAGGTATGCTTATTACCAACATTAAGAAACGCCCTCAAAAAGAAATATTTTCTGATATTCGCTCTATTCCAGGTGTTACAGTAGCATCTGTAAAAGAACCTATGGAATATAGTGAACAAAATACAGAAAAATTTCAATCCATAATGACCGTTAAAGTAGATGGTCATCCATGGATTACATCTAGTGGATTCGACCGTTCAAAAATGGAAGATATCCGCAAAGCTATATTAAAAGTAGAAGGAGTATTATCATATAATGTAAATCCTGATAATATTTCCTCTCTTTAATATATTTATATAAGACAATAAGTTATTTTAAATAAAAATTATGAGTGAATTTAAGTTACCAACTGAAACCATTGAATTACCTTCTAAAGGTTTACTTTATCCCGAAGATTCTGAATTATCAAAAGGTACCATTGAAATGAAGTATATGACTGCTAAGGAAGAAGATATCCTTACTAACCAATCATATATTAAAAACGGCACTGTACTCGATAAATTAATGAAATCATTGATTGTATCTAAAATCAACTATGATGATTTGTTAATTGGTGACAAAAATGCAATCATGGTTGCTTCCCGCATTTTAGGATATGGTTCAGAATATTCTTTTGAATATAGTGGTGAAACATATAATGTTGATTTATCTCAAATTGAAAATAAACCACTTCAAGAAGAATTATTTACTTCTCGTAAAAACGAATTTACTTTTACTTTACCTAAGTCACAAAATACAGTTACCTTTAAACTTTTAACCCATAAAGACGAACAAGATATTAGCCGTGAATTAGAAGGTTTAAAGAAAATCGATAAAGACTCATCCCCAGAACTTACTACCCGTTTAAAATATATGATTACTTCAGTTGAAGGAAATCGAGAACGAAAGGATATTCGAAATTTTGTAGATAATTATCTACTCGCTCAGGACTCACGAGCATTAAGAGAATATGTTCGCGAGATTCAACCCGATGTTGATCTAACTTTTTTTCCCAACGGCAGTGACACCAGAGTCTCTCTCCCAATTGGGCTTAAGTTTTTTTGGCCTGACCTATGATATAGCTCCTCAAGTTAGAGCTAATCTTTTCAAACAAATCCACGAAAT